CAGGCTGGTGGGGGTTTCCTTTTCTTAGCAAATCAGTTAACCTACACTATATATGGTAGTACCCTATTAGGACGGACATATGAGTACAAAAGAAGAACATCGAACTAAAATAGAAGGATCTGGTAGAAAAAAGGGAACAGGTAATAAAGTTCCAAGACTACTAAAAGATGCTATATTAGAGGCAGCAGATAGAGCAGGACAAAACATTGTCTTAGCAAGATACGATGATCCCAGTAAAGCTGACCCTAGATTTGTAGAGAATGCCAAGAAGGAAGGAATGATCCATTATCTTGAGCATCAAGCGATAGAGAACCCACAATCATTTATGTCACTAATGGGTAGAGTGCTTCCCATGCAGATTAGCGGTACAGGCGCATCTGGTGAACATATGGTTAAGCTTACATGGAAGAAATAGAAATAAACTATAAGCCTCGTAAAGAAGTTGAGGCATACCATGATCGTAAAGAACGATTTGCAGTGTTAGTTGCTCACAGGCGTTTTGGCAAAACAGTGGCAGCTATTAACGATTTAATTAGAGCGTGTTTTACAGTACAAAAGGATAACGTAAGGGTGGCGTATATAGCGCCGTATCTCAGCCAGGCTAAAGCAGTAGCTTGGGATTACGCATTAGAATACACCAGAGATATTCCTGACATCAAAGTAAATCATAGCGAGTTAAGGATAGATTTTAGTAATGGAAGCAGATTTCGCCTCTATGGTGCAGATAATTATAATGCTATGCGCGGTCTTTATTACGATGCAGTAGTCTGTGATGAGCATAGTGACTTCCCAGCATCAGCTTGGACTACAGTAATTAGACCATCATTAGCTGACAGAAAAGGTAGCGCCACATTTATTTCAACACCCAAAGGGCGTAATGAATTTTGGGAACTATACGAGTATGCTAAGACTAACAAGGATTGGTGGTCTGGCATGTTCAAAGCATCAGAAACAGACATATTAGATCCAGAAGAGCTAGAAGAAGCCAAGCGTACAATGGGTGAGGACAGATACGAACAAGAGTTTGAATGTTCGTTTGAAGCAGCTATTGTTGGTGCATATTATGCAATGGAAATGAAAACAGCTATGCAAGAAGGCAGAATAACAACAGTGCCATATGATCCAAGCGTTGGTGTTGTTACTGCTTGGGATTTAGGTATAGGTGACAGTACGTCTATATGGTTTGCTCAATATGTCGGGCAAGAGATTAGGGTGATAGACTATTATGAAAACTCTGGTGTGGGGTTAGATCATTATGCAAAAGAACTTAGTAGCAAAAATTATCACTACATGGATCATATCTTACCCCACGATGTACAAGTTAAAGAGCTAGGTACGGGAAAGTCAAGGTTAGAAACCTTACACAATTTAGGAATACAAGATGTTACTATTGCTCCCAGGTTAGGCATAGAGGACGGAATACAGGCTGCACGTTCTATGTTGAACAGATGTTGGTTTGATGAAGAAAAATGCAACAGGGGCATAGAAGCATTAAGGCAATATCGTAGAGAGTTTGATGAAAAGAACAAAACCTGGCGCGGTAGACCATTGCACGATTGGACATCTCATGGTGCAGACGCTTGGAGATATTTAGCTGTAGGAAAGCAGACAGAAACAAATTGGGGTGAACCTATAAGAAGGAATTTGCGTGGCATAGCATAATGTGTTAGTGTGCATCTAAGTATAGGAGATGCACATGGCAAAACGTGGATTATATGCTAATATTCAAGCTAAACGTAAGCGCATAAAGGCGCAAAAAGCAGCAGGCAAAAAACCAGAAAAAATGAGAAAGCCAGGAACAAAAGGCGCTCCGACAGCTAAAGCTTTTAAAGAAGCAGCTAAAACAGCTAAAAAACCTAAGAAGAAAAAGGGGAAGAAGTAATGCCAGGTTATCATAAAGGAAAGAAAAAAGGCGGCAAGAAAAAGTAATGGTTGACGTTTCTTTACGCCCAAAACGTAGGCCAGATGACCTCGTTAAGAACAAAAAAGTTTCGCCTGTTATGGGTAGGTCTGATCCGCAAAATCGCATAGGCACTTCTGGGCCGAAAGGTGGTGGTGAAGGCGCAACTGCAAGGGTAAAGCCAGGCAGTGATGTTTATAATCAGTACAATAATGATAGCAGTTATGGATACTACACCGAAGAAGGTTTGTATGTACCAGCCGACATAGATATGCGAGATGGTGGGGGTATGAACGCCTCTGGCACATATTATGAGGGTGGTGGCTTGTTATCAGCTTTGGGTAATGTTTTTAAAGTTAGACCATATGGGCAAGAAAACACACCTATAGAACAAATAGGTTACAGAGATTTCACAGACATAACAGATCGAGGTGGCCCACAAGCAAGCGGTGGGCGATACCAAGGTGGTGGTATGATTAGTGTAATGGGTAATCTTTTAGATGACCTGGGCGGTGTAGATCAAGGCACAAGAACGCCATATGTTTACGAAACATCTACGGCAACACCAACTGTCACAGCAACTACGCAAAGAAATTATGTAGGGTCTGGTGCAAATCCTAGTAATGCTTACGGTTACTCGCCAACTTATGTGTCTGATGTTTTTAATGCGCCACCTATGCCTAATGTTGCAAACATATTAGACAACACACAGTTTAATCCACCTACAAAAACAATGGATGAAATTAGGCGTAATATGGCTAGAGAAATTCTACTCGAAAAATATGGCGTAAATTTTTTCACAATGCCAGAAGAAACAAAAGAAATGTACATGCAAGATGAATTGCAGAAAATGGGTACTGGTTTTTAGAAACGGTTAAAATGAGTGAAAAGAAAAAAGATAGCCGCCTCAAACGTGCTGGTGTTAGTGGTTACAACAAACCAAAAAGAACGCCAAATCACCCGACTAAATCACATGTGGTCGTTGCCAAAGAAGGTAGCAAAGTCAAAACTATTCGCTTTGGTCAGCAAGGCAAGACAGGCGATAAAAAGATGACTAAACGAGCCAAGTCATTTAAGGCACGTCACGCAAAGAATATAGCTAAAGGCAAGATGTCAGCAGCATATTGGGCTAATAAGGTGAAGTGGTAATGGCTCGTAAAAAACTAGAGACTGGCGGTAAGATAGCTAAAGGTATATTAGATTTTCTTGTAGGGTCTGATACGTCAAGGCCAAACGCACAATTTAATCAAAGTTTAATAGACGTTATTAGAGCTTCTGATAACCCAGGTCAGGAAATGGCTAAATATATATTAGCTAAACGAGCAGCAGGGCAAGCAAACGAAATCACAGATGAAATGATGGAGATTGCAGACGATTTGTACATGTTTGAAAATACACCGATAGATATGTCACAAGCAGCAAGAATGGAAAGAAAAGAGGCGTTTAATCGTGGTGATCCGCAATTTTATCATGCAAGCACTGACGCTCCAGAATTACAATATTTTGATGATATAGACACATATAACACAGAAGGTCATGCTGGCACAGTATATCTCAGTGACAATACTGGTATAGCTAATTCATATGTTGATGCAGATAATCCTGACAGTGTAATTATTCCGTTGGTGGTGCGAAGAGAACAATTTGAACCAAGAGTAGATGTAGAGGGATCGACATTTAGCAACATTGATTACGATAAAACAGATCAATATGGTAATTTGTTAGGTGATGTATTTCCAGATGGAACGGTAAGAAAGATAGGGGCAGACAAGCCAACTTTAACAACAGACAGTATAGCAGATGGTTTGAGAGACACAGATGCCGAAACCATTACATTATTTAATATATTAGATAGAGGTACGCAAACCCCTGATGCTAGACCTTTTGGTTATCCAAGAAATCCTATAAATTATGAAGATAAAGAATTAGGTAAAGATGTTGCTGCATGGAATAGAACACAGCAAGCTAAATCAAGAGAACCATCAACAGATGTATTAGTGCAAAAAGGTAATAGGCTTAGATCACCTTTTGCTAGATTTGATCCTGAGTTTAAACACCTCAAAAACTTATCAGCATCAGTCGTTCCAGCTAGTGTAGGTATGGCCCAACTATTGCAGAAACCTGACGTAACAAAAGAAGAAATAGAAGAATATTTATCAGGTCTGGGTTCATAATGGCGTCCATCTGGGATTTTATAACTAGAGATAGGAATACCAGAGGTTTCTCAGAAACTAAAGGTGGTCAAGTGTTTAATGATGCAATGCAAGAGCTTGTAGACATTATGCAACCACCAAATGTTGACAGATCAACAATAAACAAAAATGCTATTATGCAAGATTTGCTGTTTTTAAGCCCACTTGGTAAGGGTTTAAGGGCTTTGCAAGGATTAGCACCAGGTTATGAGGCGGCGGTAGGTGGTGCATCAGGTGTTGTTTCTAATGAATTAGAAAAACTGGGCATGAGCGAAAGTTCTAGTGATAGATTAAACAGAGACTTGTTAGCTTTTGGTTTAGAAGCTCCTGTCGATATGTTTGTAGCTCCATATGCAGGAGTAGCTCAAAAAGCAGGAGAGTTTGCTGGTATGGCTAAAAAGGCTAGACCATACCTTCTTGGCGAAACATTAGAAACAAACCCTGATGTCAATATGTTGTCAAGGCCAGGTAAGCCTGCTGCGGTAAAGATAGATGACGAAAGGTATTCATCAAGAGACATAGCGCAAGTAAAGGCTGCTGAAGAAAAATACTTGAAAGATCAAGGCATAGATGTGCCTGATTATCTACGTTATCCAGATCAAGATGAAAAACGAGCTAAACTTATAGCTGCTGCATATGAAAAGATGCAAAACAATCCAGATGATCCAAAAGTAAAAAAAGCTTATGAGGCATTAATTGAAGAGACAATGGCGCAATACAATGCGTTGAAAGAGACAGGCATAAACTTTACGTTTCTTAAGCCAGGCATGGAAGATCCATATGCTGCTTCCCCAGCATTAGGTTTTAAAGATGTAGTAGAAAATAAAAACTTGACAGTGTTTCCTACAGATTTTGGTTATGGCAGCAATCCTAACTTTGACGCTTCAGCAAATCCTTTACTTACAAAAGTTGGTACTGTAGGTGACAAAGAAGACGCAGTAGCAAATGATGCTTTTAGAGTTGTCCATGATATGTTTGGTCATTTAGGTTCAGGAAACCCACAATTTAGAAGCAAAGGCGAAGAACGAGCCTGGTTGCAACATAGCCGTATGTTTAGCCCAGATGCGCGAGGAGCTATGACAACAGAAACAAGAGGCCAAAATAGTTTTGTAAATTTTGGGCCATTTGCAGACCAAAACAAAGTAGCAAGCGGTGCTGATACTATCTATGCAGACCAAAAGGTGGGTTTATTGCCTGATTGGGCATCAGATCCTATGGGTATGCCAGATGGATTAGAGCTTAAAGAATTAGAAGAAATCATAAAAAATTGGAATAAGTGATGGCTAGGAGGGGGTTAGATACTATTGGAAGGGTGGCAAGAGGATTGTTAGACCTTTTCCATTATTCTGACGAACCGCTTGAAGTTATTGATCCTGACAAATTTTTGACAAATCCAAATATTAGAGGGCAAGAAAGAGAATTAAGTTACGGAACTCGTCTGACAAGAATGAATGAACAGCCAGAGGTTGTCTTACAAGAATATCCGCCACAAAGTTATTTTGGTGATGAAAGTTATAGTCCAGAAATGGGGCTAGGTGATTATATTCATTATACGCAAGAGCCAGCAGAAGGTTTTTATGATATTACTGAAGACATAGATAGGTTTTTTCCTATAGCCCTGGAAGAAGTAAAAGATTTAGCTGCAAAGTATGATAAAAAACTAACTCCAATAGAAATAAACAGACTAGCTACTAACAGAGCTATGAAATATGCAAAAGATTTTGGGTTTTTGGGATTAAGTAATAGAAAATACCGTCCGAATGTGTATACTCAGTTTCAAAAAGTAATACCAATGGACGTGAGCAGGCGAGATGGATCAGTAGGAGATTTGCTCGAATATTTAAAAAAGGCAGGCAAATGACAGAATATGAAATGGATGTAGATGACATTGGTCTAGGTTTTATGTCTGGCTACGAAAAATATAAAGTTGAGATTATTAAAGAATATAAAACTGATACAATGCAAAAGTTTTATCGTGTAAAAGTAAAGGATTACACTGATGGCACTGACAACATTTGACGAGTTAAAAGCAAGTATTGCTGATTTTCTCAACAGAGATGATTTGACCGCAGTTATACCTGACTTTGTAAAGTTGGCAGAAACTAAAATGAACAGGGAATTGCGGCATTGGCGTATGGAAAAACGTGCTACAGCGCAATTAGACACCCAATATACAGGTCTTCCTAGCGATTTTTTGCAGCCAATTAGATTTGTAATAACAGCAGCAGATACTTCAGTGCTAGAGCAAACAAGTGCATTAGAGATTTCTAAATTAAGAGATGCTAACAATAATGCAGTGGGCAGGCCAACATCATATACAATTTTAGATGGTTCTATAGAGGTGCATCCAACGCCAGATGCAACTTATACTTTAGAAATGTTATATTACGAAACAATAGATCCCTTAAACGCACAAACGACATCTAATTGGGTTTTAACAAATTACCCAGATGCTTATTTATATGGATCATTAATACACTCAGCGCCATATCTACAAGATGATGCAAGGATGGCTTCCTGGGCGGCATTGTATGAAAAAGCAATCGGTGATATAAATAGCGAAAGTGAAAGATCAAAAACTGGCGGTGCAGGACGCAGAATTAGGATAAGGAGTTACTAATGGCAAGTATAGCAGACAGGGTGCTTGATAACGGATTGACGGTTTTAGATACTGAGGCCAACAGATTTGATATTACAAGCCAAGAGGCAACAACATACGCAGAGGCTACATCAACCTATACGTTAGGCAACACAACTAGCATTAGTATAGGCTCACCAGCCGACAGAACTGGTGGCGGTCGTAAGGTTACTTTGGCGGCAATCAGCGATGCTTCTGTGACAGGAACAGGAACAGCAACACATTTTGCAATCACAGATACCTCAAACAGTAGGCTGTTAGTGACAGGCGCTTTAAATGCTTCGCAGTCTGTCAACAGTGGTAACTTATTTGATATATCTGCGTTAGATATAGGCATACCAGATCCGAGCTAGTAGATGGTTAAAGTAGCAGACAGAGTAAAGGTCACAACGACTACGACAGGCACAGGCACGATTACGTTGGGCAATGCTGTTACTGGTTTTAGGACTTTTGCAAATGGCGGTGTAAGTGATGGTGACAGTGTGCGTTACGTTATCGAGAGCGGAAACGACTACGAGATAGGCACTGGCACATATACTCATAGCGGCACAACTCTAAGCAGAACTTTAACGTCTAGCTCAACTGGCTCTTTATTAAATCTTTCTGGTACATCAACAGTTTTTATTACACTGGCGGCAGATGACTTTGATGCGCGTGCGGCTGTTCCAGTAGCTATGGCGATTGCGTTAGGATAGAAAATGGCAAACACGTTTAAAAGAAA